GCCCTACCAGACCAGAACAGGCTTTGGAGAAACGCTGGTAATCAACCGTACAGTATCCGAATAGGTGACGAATGGGTTTCATATAACCGCTTTGACCCTCTTTTTATGCCTGTTGGTTTGATGGCTAACGTGTTTGACATTAATAAACACATGGCGGGTTCTGAAGTAGAAGATGTATTTTCTACCGCTGTCTTTGCGCTTTCCACCACACTTCAGGATAAGGCTTACCTTCAAGGTATCTCTAATCTGTTCTCAGCGTTACAAACAGATGACCCTAATCAAATATTCAAGGTCACAAACATCACTGATGGTATTCTTACCAGCTTTCTGCCAGCCGCTCCTCTGCAAGTTGTAGAAGGTATACAGGCTATGGGTGATGATAATTACCCAGAGCTACGGGAAGCTGTTGGACTTGCTGATAAGTTCCAACGCCGTATCCCAATGATGGTTGATAATCTACCTAAGAAGTATAACTGGCTAACTGGCGAATCAATCAGAAACCCTGATGCGTTCTCTACTGGCTTCCCTATCGTTCCTGACAAGACTACAGAGTTTGTTGGGGCTGAACTGATGGCATTAAACTATCCGTTCAAAGGGCCAGCGCGGCGCATCAATAAGATTGAGCTAACCAGCGAACAGTTGTCTGATTATAACCAGTTTATGGGGACTACTCGTATTGGCGGACTTACACTAATGCAAGCGTTACAGAAGATTATGAAAAGCCCTCAGTATCGCGCTGGTGATGAAAACAGGGTCTACGATGGTGAGTTCCAGACAAATGAAATCAAAGCAATCAGTAAAATCATGTCCACCTACAAAAGAGCGGCACGACAACAGTTGTTTGCTAAATATCCAGATTTCTACATGGAGTATCGCAACAGGAAAATAAACCAGAAGGCTGGGACACGCCTACTAGAAACCAATAGGTAAGAAACATCATGCCAATTTCAAGAAAAGAAATCATATCGAATGGGCAAGCTAGTCAGGCGTTAACCTTTAACTTTGACTATTTATCCCAATCCGATATCGCTGTGTATGTCGATGGGGTGCAGAAGACACTGGGGGTAGACTTTACGTTTACCAATGCTAGTGAGATAGACTTTGCATCCCATCCAAATAGCGGTGCAGTTATCCGCATGGAAAGACAAACACCAAACATAACACGTAATGTAGACTTTCAGGACGGTGCGGTACTCTCTGAAGATGATTTAGATAACTCTGCAAAGCAGAACTTCTTTATCGCACAGGAAGCTATTGACACTGCAAGCGAGTCTGTAACAGTTGATGTTGACGGTAAGTGGGATGCACAAAACAAAGTTATTAAGAATGTTGCAGACCCCGTAAGCGCACAAGACGTTGCCTCAAAGAACTACGTTGATACAGCGGGTACTTCGCAAGTAGCGGCGGCAACAGGACAGGCTACTGCCAGTGCCAATAGTGCTACTGCCAGTGCCAACAGTGCTACTGCTAGTGCTAACAGTGCTAATGCCAGTGCTAACTCAGCATCAGCGGCTTCTGCATCAGAGACAAATGCCGCTTCATCAGCCTCTACATCCACTACTGAGGCTACCAATAGTTCTAACTCAGCAACAGCTAGTGCCAATAGTGCTACCAATAGTTCTAACTCAGCAACAGCTAGTGCCAATAGTGCTACTGCTAGTGCTAATAGTGCTACTGCTAGTGCCAATAGTGCTAATAACGCCGCTACATCAGAAACAAGTGCAACAAACTCTGCTTCAGCATCTGCGGCCAGCGCGGCTTCGGCAGAAGCCACGTTTGACCTGTTTGACGATTCGTATCTTGGGGCAAAATCAAGCAATCCTTCAGTAGACAATGACGGTAATGCTCTTCAAGATGGTGCATTATACTTCGACACAACCAACAACGTGATGAAGGTCTATGACCTCGGCAGTACGACTTGGTTTCAGCTTACCCCTACTGTATCAAACCAAACTAACATCAACACTGTCGCTGGTATTTCAAGTGAAGTGACTGCTGTGGCTGGTGATGCGGCTGATATTGGGACGTTGGCTACAGACATTAATGGGTCAAACAACATTGGCACAGTAAGTGGTGCAATCACTAACGTAAATCTAGTTGGTGGTTCGATAGCTAATGTAAATACAGTTGCCACTAATATTGCTGACGTAAACAACTTCGCAGACACCTACTTCGTAGGCACGACTGCACCATCTAACCCAACCACAGGTGACCTCTGGTTCGACAGTAACCCTTCCGTCCTAGTGATGAAGGTTTACAACGGAACAGGGTTTATCAACGCTGGTTCTGCTGTGAACGGTACGGCTCAACGGGAAAGCTACATTGTAGGTACATCCTCTGGGTCATACAACGGTTCAACCACAGTCTTCCCTGCCACATACGATAGTGGCTTTGTGGACTTCTACCTGAACGGTGTGAAACTTGCCGCCGCAGACTTCACTGCAACTAACGGTACGTCAATCACACTGGCATCTGCCGCCGCTACAGGCGACACCGTGGACATCCTCTCGTTTGGTACATTCACGCTGGCAAACATTGCGGCTAATGACCTGACCGATGTGTACACCACAGGCGTAGCTGATGGTCAAATCCTTCAGTACAGTGGTTCAAACTCTCGCTTTGAGCCAGTGACGTTTCAGGGTGGGGCTGGTTACTTTGTTGGTGAGAATGGTACGACAGGTAACACAGGCACAGGCTTGGGTGACATCTTCCGTGTCCATGAAGCCGCACTGGATACAGCAACAACAATCCCTAGTAATACCAATGCTTTAGCGGCTGGCCCTCTAACTCTAAATGCCGCCTTAACAGTCAACGGCACAGTAACGGTGGTATAAATGGCAAGTGAAATTATCGTAAATACAATCAAAGCCCCTACTACGGGGGCTAACGCAAACAAGGTGATTATACCTAGTGGGCATGAGCTTCATGCTTCGGGGCATGTAATACAAATTGTGAATACCACTTTTACAACACAGTACGGAATTAATACAGATACGGGCTGGACTGAAATTGGTTCACTTACAATTACTCCAAAATTTGCATCTAGTAAAATTGTAATAACAAGTACAAATCACGTTTATGTGAACACTGGAACTGCTAATAATTGGCATTCAGCACATCAGAGGCTTTTAAGAAACAGTACCGAATTAGCTGGAGATACTGGAAGCGACCCATACGGTGAAGGTATAAATGTATCTAATTCTTCAGACAGATTTATGACATATTCAACATTCCATTATGTTGATGAACCTAACACAACAAGTTCAACAACTTATAAAATGCAATTTAGGCGCAAGAATAATGACACAAGTAGCCTTAATATTAACTCTGTAGCTTATGGTAGACAAGGAATGATGATGATTATGGAGATTGCACAATGACGACATTATACGTTGATAACATTGCGCCTAATCTCAACAGCACGATTAGTGCGCCTAACTTGATGTTACCTTCTAAATCTATCCTACAGGTTGTTAGAAGCACATATATAAGAACTGGTGGTAGTCTTTCAACTTCTTCCAGTTATACAGAAATTACTCCTGACTATCGTGTCACAATCACCCCAAAACAAGCCAACAGTAAAATGATTATCACATTTACTTATGGTGCGGCGGTTTCTGGTGGCACCCGAATGGGAGTAAAGGCATATGTGAGTACAGATAATTTTGTGACTAACAATGTTATCACATCAGCTAGTCACGATGAGTCTTATAGAAACGAGACTGGCAGTTACATGATTAGCAGGGGTAATACAGTAACTTGGTATGACGCTTATTCTACTACGGACACTCTTTACTTTTCTCATTGGTTTAACAGAGCGGCTGGTTCAGGAAACGCTAGAATAAATGACAATACAGGCCAAGCCTTTGTAACAGTAATGGAGATAGCGGGATGAGCAGTATTCTCAAAGTAGACCAAATCCAGCTATCGAATGGCAACACGCCTACTGCTGGTGACTTGGGGCTGAACGACACTGGTACTGTTATTCAAACAGTTTCTTACACCACAGGCGAAGGTTCTCCAGCATTTACCAACAGTACAACTGTGAACGTCACTTCTGGTCAAAATGTAATTATTGGCTCTGGAACGATTACTCCAAAATATGCAACCAGTAAAATTTTAGTAACTGGTTTTAACATGTGCCACAATTCAAACACTGGTTACACTTATATGAGAGTGATTAGGACGCTTGGAGGCACATCTACGATTATTCAAACGCCCGGAAACGCAGTTGGTTTCCAAATTAACTCTGGGGTTAGGATACCTATCCCTGTTTATATTTTGGATTCGCCCTCCACTACATCACAAGTCACTTACTCGCATCGTGTGGATTATCATGGGGGAACTGTTAATCAGGACTACAACTACGGTGCTGTGAACTTAACACTAATGGAAATCGCTGGCTAACAACAGGAGAAATCAATGACCGATATAGCAACAGCACTTAACAAACTTCAGGTCACTGAGTGGGTTCTTCGTGGAGAGCCAACGAGTGAAGCTGAGTTCAACTCAATGTTCCGCAAGGTCACTGGCAGTGATGCCAATGGCTCTGCAATCGAAAGCGACAGCCCATCTGATTGGGGTGTCACATGGTCACAAGTATCATCCAAGAAGGATGAGCTTGTAGCCGCAGAACCTATGCGTCTGCTCCGTGCAGAACGTGACCGTAAACTGGCTGACACAGATTGGTGGGCTACGAGTGACCGCACGATGACCGATGACCAAACGACTTATCGTCAGGCACTTCGGAACATCCCTGCAAACTACTCGTCACTGGATGATGTTGTCTGGCCTACTAAACCATAAGGGGGCTTATAGATGACACGAGCAAGAGATATTGCAGACCTCGTTGATGCCAATGGGGACATTGTTGCAGGGGCATTAGATAACGTCCCAGCGGCAGACTTGGTGAATGACACTACGCCCCAGCTTGGGGGCAACCTTGATGGGCAAACAAATACTTTGGGAAACGTATCCCTTGTAGGTGTGGGTAGCTCAACCACTTCTGGGCGTTTTGGTTCTGGCCTTACTGTTCGCAATAGTGTTCCAGAGGTTCACTTAAAGCGTGATGACGGTAATGGCGAGGCGGCTCTTCTTCTTGATAACGCCTCATCCACACAGCGTTTATTTGTAGGCACATACAACGCTAATCAAGAAACACACATTGGCACTAATGGGGCGCAACGAATTGTTGTTGACGCTTCAGGCCGTGTGACGACGCCTAATCAACCAAGCTTTTATGCTAGAAGAACTGTTGCTGGTGATAATAGACCCACAGGAGAGTGTACAGAATGGGCTGTCTCTGGTACTGGCTCTTTTAATAGAGGAGGCCATTTTAACGCATCAACTGGTAGGTTTACTGCACCAGTTGCAGGAGCATATCTTTTCGCCGCAAATCCTGGCTATAAGCAACAAAATATAACTTTTAATTGGTACTGGCAAATCAACTCAAGCAATATACAAGAAGGAGTTAGGGTTGTGGGTGGATTGACTAATCATTCGACGTTTACTGGTGCTA